ACTATAAGAACTGAAGACATTACGGCTAGTGAGATATTTAATGCTCAGATAAATCCTGCTGCTGCTATTGACGAGTCCAAGATTACAGGGCTACTGAAGGCCCCCACTATATCTGGAGTCACCTACCCCGGAAGTTCTACAGCGTTGAATACTGCTGGCGGAGATTCACTTGTCATTGCGGGAACAGATTATGCCGGTACAATGACCTGCACGATTGATGGAACCTCTTGTTCTACGGTAACAGTAAACTCCTCTATTCAGATTACAGTTACAACCCCGGCTAAAGGGGCGGGAACTTACACTAATGGCTTGGAGTTAGTTGCTAGTAATGGGTTACTTGCAAAGACTAGCGTTAGTTACAGTGGTATCCCTGCTTGGACTACTGGCGCTGGAGAGATTCTCTCCTTTACAAAACTAACTGCGACAACTGTAACAGTGGCTGCTACAGGGGATGCCCCAATAACTTATGCTGTAACAGCAGGAGCGTTGCCCGGTGGATTAGCCCTGAATACCTCGACAGGGGTAATTAGTGGCACCGGAACAAATGATGTTGGGACAGCGACTTCTTATACCTTTACCATCACTGCAACTGATGCACAAACTCAGACATCACCTAGAGAATTCTCAATTGAGGTTAATGTTATGAGCAACTATTGGGGCGATGGGTCGGACGGAGCATTGAATACATAATGGCTAACGTAACTTACGCAAGAAACTCTACTACTCAAGATATGATCTTGAAGCAGTACACATCTATAAATATAAATGGTGGCGATACTGTAACTGTTGATGGGCGTTGCAGAGGAGTATTTTTATATTGTCAGGGCGATTGTACTATTGCTGGGACTTTAGAGATGTCTGCCACTGCTATGGACGGGGTTGGCTCTACGGTTGACCCAGCAACGTCTACATCGTCTAGCGATGGTGCGTCTGTATCTGCTACAGGTTTAAGATTGCCAATGGTTACATCCGGTGGTTCTGAGACATTGGCTGCTGCAGATTTTGCGGGGTGTGGAACTGCAACTGTAAATGCTGTTGCTAATCAAGGTGCTATATCCAGTAACGGAACAATCTTTAAGATCGAGAGAACTGGGGGATCAGCCGGGGTTGGTAACGGAGCAGCAGGAGGCGATGGAGCAACAGGGGCTGCGACTATTTCTGCTGGTGGCGGAGGAGCAGGTGGTATAGGTCAGTTGGATAGTTGCGGTACTGCTGGGTCAGGGGCACTTGGGTCTTGTTTTGGTGGTGGAGGATCAGGAGGCGGTTCTCAGGGTGGCAGTTGTTGTACAGCAGGTTCTGCATCCTGGAATTCGGGGACTGGCGGCTGTCAAGGTGGTAGCGGATGGGGTGGTCATTCAGTAGGATCAGGTTCTGATGGAGGAGGAACCATCATTTTGGTAGTTGGTGGAGACTTAACCATAACTGGAACAATCACTTGTAACGGTGGGGCCGCCACTAGTGGTAATGCTTATTACACCGCTGGAGGAGGCGGTTCTGGGGGTGGAACTATCCTCATCCTTTATGCGGGAACTCTTTCAAACTCTGGAACAATAACCTCAACCAAAGGTACTGCTGGTGGGCCAAGAGCGGGAGGCGCAGGTGGCACAGGTGGAGTTCACATTCAACAGGTGACCTTCTAATGAGTTATGTAGGAAACAAACCAGCGCAAACAACCATCCCTGCTGATGATGCGGTAACCACTGCAATGCTAAAGGATGATGCGGTCACCTCTGCTAAGATAGATGACTTAACGATAGTCAACGCTGACATAAACGCATCTGCTGCGATAGCCAACAGTAAGATGGCATCTGATACTACTAGTGCTTCTAATATAGCAACTGGTACGCTGGGAACTGCTAGGATGGGTACGGGTTCAGCCTCCTCAAGTACATTTTTGAGAGGTGATGGTTCTTGGCAAGAGGTATCAGGCGGATCATCATGGCAAGCAGTTACCACAGGAGCAACCTTAACGGCTGTCGCTGGCAATGGTTATCCAATAAATACAACCTCTAATGCTTGTACGGTTACTCTCCCAGCATCTGCCAGCGTTGGAGACACTATAGAGTTTGTTGATTATGCGGGAACTTGGGATACCAATGCGGTTACCCTTACTCCACAATCTCTAAATGTTAATGGTTCTAGTAGCGACCTTTCTCTTAGTTGGGAGAGACAAGGTGTCCGTATAGTTTATGTTGATGCTACTCAAGGATGGGTAGCCGCCACTGGAGTAAATGAGACTAGGCCCGCTCTGGCTTCTTTTACCGCCTCTGGTGGAACTGAAACCACTTATTCCGATGGTGGAACAGATTATAAAACCCATACATTTCTCACTTCTGGAGACTTTACTGTAACTGGGCTACCGGGGTTAGTGGATGTAATGATTGTAGGCGGCGGTGGTGGTGGTGGAAATGGTCAAGGCGGCGGTGGTGGTGGCGGTGGAATGATTACGATGGTAGGTTATACCGCTCCTCTTGGCGTAAATGCCATAGTTATTGGCGCAGGTGGGGGGGGCCGGGTAAATGGTGTTAGCACCACTGTGTTTGGGGAAACTTCCACAGGTGGCGGCTTTGGTGGTAATTGGGGTCAAGGAGATGGCTTAGGCTCTAACGGTGCAAATGGCGGCGGTGGCGGCGATAATGGAAGTTCAACTGGCGGTGTAGGAACAGCCCCATCTGTTACAAGTGGCACAGCTACAGGTAGGGGTGGTTATAATGGCGGTACAGGTCAAGCAGCCTTAGGCGGTGGTGGGGCTGGCGCGGGCGGAGCTGCCCAGAGCGCAGCAGCCGGTCTTTATGCCGGAGATGGTGGTGCAGGATTACAATGGAATTTAGATGGTAACAACTACTACTGGGCTGGTGGTGGTGGTGGTGCCGCTTATTACGGTCACTCAGGTGATGGCGGTATAGGAGGTGGCGGTACTGGAGTTTGGTGGACTACCGCTTGTTCCGGTGCGGGAACAGCTGTCGCTGGTAGTCCCGGTGGTAGCGCAATCAATGTAGGAGGTGGGCCACCCGGCTGTGGTGCATCTGGTGTTGGTTTAGGTGGAGCAAATACTGGTGGTGGAGGTACTTCTATTAGTTCAGCTGGTGGTTCTGGAATAGTTCAAATAAGGTACATAGTATGAGTCATTTCGCCGAAATAGATAACGATGGAATCGTGCAAAGGGTTATTGTTGCTGAACAAGATTTTATTAACTCTGGTGCAGTAGGGGATTCATTTAGATGGGTTCAGACATCCTATAACCATAACTTTAGAAAGCAGTTTGCAGGGACTGGTTATCAGTATGATAAAAACAAAGATATATTTATCGCTACTCAACCTTACCCGTCTTGGTCGCTAGATGAGAATTCTGATTGGCAAGCACCAGTAGACAAACCAGTTGAATCGGTAAATGGTAAACAATTCAACTGGGACGAAGATGGTCAAGAGTGGGTTCCGTTTACATAGGGGATTAGAGAATAAATATAGTATTCTTGTGTGGTCTACCTAGAAGTGGCAGTACATGGTTGGGAGCCATACTAAACCAAAATCCTGATTGTTACGTTACTGTACAATCTCCCTTTGTAGAACTTCTCTGGAGGAATTATTCTTTATGGGAAGACCCAAACTGGAAGCAAGATTTTATAGGGGATGATGTAGAGTCAAAAAAGATTGCCTACCTAAAGGGGATTACAGAACTTTACTACAGGCAACTTACAGACTGTAACCTTGTTATAGACAATAGAAGACAATGGCAATCTACTGGCAACATAAGAATGTATGTAGAGATTTTTGGGGAGCTACCAAAGATTATATGCCCAGTTAGAAATGTGGAGGAGATAGTGGCATCTTTCTCCAATCTGTTTAAGGAAAACAGCAGAGAATTCCGTCCTGAATCAAACCTAGAAGGGAATGTATTTAGTGACACCTATTACCAACTCAAGGATACATACGGCTCAATGTACAGAGATTGCCTACATATAGTAGATTACGATGATCTTGTTGGCAATACAGATTTAGAGGTTGAGAAAATATATGAGTTCCTTAACCTGCGACCTCATAAGAGCGATTATGAAAGTATTCAAGGAAACCCCTTATATGTAGATATTGACCGGTCATATGATTTGATTGGGATGCACAATGTAAAATCAGGCGTATGTAAAAGCAAAACTAGCTCCGAAGAGGTATTGCTTGAGCATCAGTTAAAGCAATTCAAAGAACTAACATTTTGGAAATAAATTATGACAGTAGAAAGCGCAACATATGTTAGCGGTCTAAACGCAAACTACCCTCCGGGTTCAGACACTATATCTGAAGGGGATGACCACCTTAGGCTTATAAAGTCGGTACTAAAGAGTACACTCCCTAACGCTGATGAGGCTATAAACGGGGTTCATACAGGAACATCAGCCCCTAGCCCAACAAGTTCAGGACAACTCTGGTTTGATACTAGCGGTACAGGCGACCTCAAGGTAAGGAATAAAGCTGATAGTTCTTTTGAGTCTGTGGATACCACGTCTACTGCCCTACCAACAGGGATAATTTCTTTGTGGTATGGCTCTATTGCTTCCATCCCCTCTGGATGGGTGCTGTGCGATGGTGTTTATGCTGGTACCCCAGACCTAAGAGATAAGTTTGTAATTGGCGCGGGAACTGGGGCAACCTACGCAGTAGGTGCTAATGCTGCAATGGGAAATACAGGTGCACATACACTAACAACCTCTGAGATGCCAGCGCATACACATAGTTATTTACAGAGGGGGTTTACCAAAAATGACCCTGGTTCTGGTTCTCAAGACTTTTCAGATGAGGGTGGGAGCCTAAACACAGGGTCAGCAGGTGGTGGAAGTTCCCATACGCACACAGGCAGCCTCCCCCCATACTACGCACTTTGCTACATAATGAAGACATAAGAGGTAACCATGAGCAGAATAACAATAGTTCCAGATGACCAAGTAGTAACGGTAGACGGTGTTCCTGTTTGGTTTACCTACTCGTTTGCCTCAGATATTAATGCGGTACAGTGGTATGATACATATGGTATTGTAGAGTATAGAGAGATAATAAATGAAGTAAACACTCCTACCAGACAAGAAAATATAACTGATTTTTCTCCTTATGAATACCTATTACCACTAAGGGCGCAAGCCCAGATAGACCAATGCAACGCTACTGATGGTTGGCATTGGGACGAAGCCTCTGGTGCTTGTGTAAGGGATAGCTAAATGCCTCTAGTTCCTATTACCGACCTTGGTTCTGTAGGAATCATAAAGGATATGCCCCCTTATGCTATTCCGCCTAGCGCATGGTCAAACGGAAATAACATAAGATTCCTGAATAATGGGGTAAAAAAGGTCAGAGGCTATGCAGAAGTTATGGCTACTTGCCCTTTTGCTCCTTACTATATTTTCCCTTATGAGGATGCCTCTGGTAACTATTTTTGGTTTGCCTTTGGTACTGACGATATAGCAGTATGGGATAATACTGATTGGACAGATATAACGAGGCAGAAGACTCTTGTTCTTAATGGTGGCGGTAGCCCAGTAGCTGCTGGAGCAAGCTCTATAACAGTAGATACTGGCGCAGCCCTGACAGCTTTGTCTGCTTCTGGGACTTTACGGATTGGAACAAATATTACCTCAGACGTTGGCGTAAATGCGTATGAGGTTTTAACCTATTCAGGTAGAAATACCAGTACAGGGGTAATAACACTAACTGGCACTACTGCTGAGATTCATGCCGACAATGCAATAATAACTCCGGATGGTACGACAGCTACCGCTGACGATGATTATGACGCTAACACCACGACCAGGAGGTGGACAGCTACCAACCTGAACGGTATTGTTATAGCGACTAATGGCTACGATACGCCCCAGATGTGGCCCTTAACCAACGGATTGCCAAGCAAGACTCATCCAATGATAGAGTTAAGCAACTGGCCCGCCACTCCTACAGCTAGTATCAGCGGATCAGCTTTACAGAAGTGTAGTGTTTTGAGGTCTTTTAGAACCTTTCTGGTGGGGTTAAACTGGACGAGAACAGACCCAGAGCCAAGATTGGTAAAGTGGTCTACAGAGGCATCCTATTACAATGCTCCCCAGACATGGGATGAAACTGATGCGGCCCTAGATGCTGGTGAATATGAATTAGCAGATACGCCAGGAGAGATAGTAGATGGGCTTCCTTTAGGGGATTCGTTTATCATATACAAGAACGATAGTATCTATATTATGAACTATGTGGGTACTCC